AACTGCTCCTTGGTGATCTCGCCCGAGGCTAGAGCCTTCTTGGCGAAGTCCATGGACTCGTTGAACTTCTCGACCGCCGTCTTCGTGCCTTCCTTGAACGAGGTCGCCCACGAGGTTACTTTCTTCGCCATCGCCTGAGTGGCCGTTTCCCCGGTGTTGGTCTGGAGTACGCCCCTTTTCACCGGCTTCTCGTTCTTCTTCGCCTCTTCCTCTGCCCGCTTCTTGTCAGCTCGATCACCCTCACGCTTGATGATGTTGTCGGTGTGCTTGGCGATCTCGGCAGACATATCAACCAACTGAGGTTCGAGCAACTTCGGCAATTCCTTGATCGAGCTTTCAAAGCCGTCCGTCAACGAGGTCCACTCGATGTTCATGCCGCCGGCCGGATTCTTGATATAGTCCCATATCGCCTTGGCAATGCTCATGGCGTTCTTCGCCAGGTTGCCCACCAGCGTTCCGATGTAGTCGAAGGCCGTCCTGAACAGGTCGGCCCAGTTGTCGGCGATCCACTTTCCCACGACCACCACGTTCTTGCCGAAGGTCGAGAACTTGATCCCCAGGTTGGCGATGTTCTCGGTGATCTGGGTGACGGCGATGCCGTACACGTCCCTCCAGTTGCGGATGAGCACGGAGGCTTCATTGAACCAGTTCGTAAGGGTCTGGCCCCACGAGGAGATGGTCGATTCGGAAGAGGTGAACCCGGCCACGAAGACATCGTAGAAGACGGTTCCCAGTTCTTCGACAACCCCCACCACGCTCAGCAACAGAGGCTTGGCACCCTCGAAGACCGACATCATCTTCGAGCCCATTCCGTTTAGCACGGCGAGCACCTTGTCGATCGTCGGCAAGAGCATCTGGCCGAAGCTGACCGCCATGTTCTGGACGCTGCCGGTGAACTTGCGGAACTGGTTGCTCGTGCTGTTCTGGGTGCGTGCCAGGTCGCCTTGGGCGTCCGCCAAGCCCTTGGTGATCAGGCTCGCCCTGGCTTGCACCTTGGCTTGCTCGGTGAGGGCCTGACCGCCCTTCACGAGCCCCATACGAAACGCTTCGGCCTTGATGGCGTCCTCGTTGAGGAGCACGCCCAACGCTCGCATGGGCTCTGCTTCGCCCACCAGGCCGCTTCTCAGCTTGTTCAAGGCTTCATCGAGCGGAATGTTATAAAAGGAGCTGACATCGGCCGCCAAGTTCGACATGTCCTTCGAGAGTGCCGTGGTCTTGTCGCCGTTGAAGCCCGCCGCCTTGCCGATCAGACCGAAAGCCGCCGCCGAATCGAGCAACTCCTGCTTGGGAAGCCCGAACTTATCCGCCATGTCCTGTGCGTTCTTCTCGATCTTGCCAGCGTTGGACCCGAAGACTTCGCCAACCTTGGACACGGTCTCTTGAAGATTCATCGCACCGGAGATGCCGGTCTTGAAGAAGTCGGCGACCTTCGAGGTGATGGCGACGAACCCGAACGCTGCCGCAAAGGATACGGTCAGTTGCTTGACGCTGGCCCCCACGTTCTGCGTGGCCTTGTTGATGTTGGTGATATTCTTGATGGTGCTGTTGAAATTGACCGTGTTCAGCGAGTTGAGATCCGTCCGGCCCTTCGAGGTGAGCTTGGTCAACGAAGTGAAGAAGAAGCGGATCTTGGATACGTTGCCGACCGTGGCGAGTGCGAGGTCGGCACCACGGGCGAACTTGCCCACCCGGCCTTCGGCGTCGGTGAAAGTCCTGACGACCTTTTCCCTAACCGTCTCGATCGACCGTTGAAAGATAGGGAAGCGCATTTGCGAATCCATCCGTCGGGCCATGTTGATGATGACCTGACCAACCACCTCGAACTGGGCTCCGAATCTCGGGATGAAGGCGTTCAACGGCTGCAAGCCGGTCTTGAGGGAAGATGCGATCCGATCGCCCAACGGCTGTATGGCCGATGCCAGCTCGTTGACGTTCGCCAAACCCGTGCCCGCACCCGAGGCGGATGACGCACCAGAACCCGACGAAGCGGGAGGTGACAAAGCCAGTCGACCCGCCTTGTCCTGCCACGTCTTGGCGTCGGCAAACATCTGGGTCATGCCCGTGTTCCAGCCACTCAGATCGACAGATGTTTTTGCGTGAAGACTTAGATCAGCCATTATCCCTCTTGAGTATTTTTACGGGGGCGATCCCGCTCAAAGCCATCCGCATCTCTTCGGGGGATTGAGTCTTGAATTCCCTCTTCCTCTGCGGAAGGAAATCCTCGATCTCATACGGACGCTTCTTGGGATCACGCTGGACGTTCGCCAGCACAGTGCAAATCAACGCCGCATTGAGCTTGGCTTCGCTGATATGATGATCCCTTTCCCAGATCATCCACTCCGACCATTGATCACTGTCGATTGATGCGAGTAGAGCATCCACGTCGGGATACCCCCACTCGTTCGCCTTCTTGAAGGCGTACAATCTCAGCGGTCGGTCGGTTAGGCTTCCCCCGCCTTTTCAATCCCCTCCTTCGACACGTCGTTCAACGCCATTGCCGCCATGATGATTCGGTCCATGGCGTTGGCGTCGAGGTCTCTGAGGTCGGCAAAATCCGCCTCGCTGAACAACGCCACACCGTTCTCGTCGCACGTGGTGGAGGCGAACAACCGAGGGCGGATGTCGCCGTGGTCCTTCCTCTGGGCCAGCTCGAAGCGGTCACGCTCCAAACCGGTCATGCACCTGACGTACACGGTCAGTCCCCACTCGGGGACTTCGACGGGCACCACCTTCTTCGGCAGTGCCTTCGTCGCCAAAATCCGGTCACGTAAACTAACGCTCATTGGTTTAGCCTTTTTCATGATGATTAGGGTGCGGTCCTGGTGATGTCGGTCGTCATGCGGAGTGCAGCGTTGACGTTGATGACCGACTCGTTTTCAATCGTGTCGATCTCCCTGGACTTGAGGAATCCCGAAAACGTATCCACATACCCATCAACATAAGTGATCTGCCACTCGCAAATCGGGATCGGCACCGTGGTCAGCGTCATCATCTTCTGAATGCCCGCAGAGGCGGCGTCGAAACGAGCCGACAGCGAAGCCTCGCCCTCCGGGATCGTCGGCAAATAGGGTTTGAAGGTGCTGGCGAGAGTGCTGCACTCCGCCTCACCGATCGAGATGTTCGGCCCCTTGATTGAAAATACTTCGGTGAGCGTGACGAAAGCACTGTCGCCGGGCGCCTTGACTGCAAGCTCCACCCCTCTACCAACGTAAGGTCCAGCCATGTACTATCCTCCTAGGATGATGTCTGTATCTATGGGCCTTAGTCGGAATTGTATTGCGGGCAACGGTGGACGATAAGAAACTCCACCAATTTGCCGTATACCCCGTCGTCGCTGGCGTCGATGGGCGTGGCCGAGGGCATGTCCATCTCGTTGATCTTCGTGATGGTCAACACCTCGGTGCCGCCCACCATCCCGTGATAGTGCGTCAGCGTTGACTTGAGTTGCTCGATGGCCACGACGCAATCTAGGGGGTTGGTCGAGAAGGCGTCGAACTGCCAGCGATCCTCTTGAATCCCGCTCGATCCGTTGAGCTGCGTCTCCTCGGTGGAGGTCACGAGGAAGTAGGTCACGTAGGGATACACCGCCACGTTCTGGCTCGCCCTGCGGGGCTGAATCTGCACAGAGAGGGCGGCCGTCAGGAAGTTGTGCAGATCGACTTGAAACGGATTCGGCGCAGCGTCAGCACCGAACATCTGGACGTTGGTGAAGCTCACTGGCTCACCTCCACATGGGCGTCGGCGAATTCAGGCTGACTCAGTGCCAGAGTGTCCACGGCACTGAGAAGCATCCCATATGCTGTTTGATTAGCGACAACTAGTTCATCGAAGCTGGGAATAGCCGCTCTGATCAAAGGGGCTTCCGAGTAGACCGGATCAACGGCCGGAGTCACGAGGACTTGCTCCGTTTCCCCCAGGTCGTCAGGTCCGTTCGTGCCAGGTTCACGAATAACGTTCGTCTCGTACACTGGGGGCACGTAGGGGCTGATCAGTTCAGGTTGTCCATAGACTGCTGGAGTCCCGGTCGGTGTGATGGCGATCTCGACACTCTTGATTGGTAACCCACCTGAGTAAGCGGCCGTCTTGTTCGAATGGATGTCATACACGAGCCGTCCGGTCTTGTCGGCGAAGTTCAATGTGAACAGAGCGCAATAGGCCCAGGCTGTGGACAGTGTCGAGACCGAAAACGGATCGGGAGTTGAAGTAATGAGCGGCATAAATCAATCCTTATCAGAAGGCGTAAGCGGATTGCACATATTTATCGGTTGGTCCAGAGATTCCGGCAACGGGTTCATCCCAGAAGAAGCCGCTGATCTGGGGATTGAAACCAGCGTAATTATAGACGCTTACAACTACACTTCCGGTAACAACAAAAGGCAACCAAGCGCCATTGGCGAATTCATTGATGACGCTGAAGTCATAAGATGCCAATGTCGTGGAGCCGTCCATTATCGACACTACTTGCTTCCGGGTTCCCGCCGTGCTTTCGAAAAAGTAAAGCGAAAGAATGTGCGGTGCGTTATCGGTTGCGGTGATTGTTGCGGTCATGGTGAGGAAGCCGTTGGTCGGAATATACCAAAGAGCAGACCTTTTGGACGCCCCTCCCCCTGGTTGCTCTAGCCAGGTATTCGTCAGGGTGCCACTGGCGGGGAAATTGCCAACGCCCGACGAAAAGACGACGGAACTAACGTAGGAGGGGAAGGACTGTAGAAAAGCGTATGTTGATCCACTGACATACTGAGCGAAGTAATATCCAGACTTTCCCCTCTTGGTAGGCCCGGATATCCAGTAGCCTTGTCCCACACTATCCTTACCAAGAAACCTTGCAGTTGCCATTTTAGCTGTTCCTCACGAGAGAAAAGAGAGTCACGTTGACATACTGCACACCAGTGCCAGCCGCCGTTACATCGACCGTGAACACGTCACCCGCACCAACGGATGTTACCGAGAACGTCGTATAGGTCTGAACCGTGGTTGTACTGGCCGCTACACTCTGGGCACTGGAGAAGATCGCCGTTCCATTCTTCTTGATCGTGAAGCTGAACCCACCACTCGCTCCGTTGACATTGGCCTGGCAAACGCACTTGACGATCTTGCCGTTGAACCCTGCAATCGTCCCGAGATTCGTGACGTTGGTTCCCGTCACGAGGTCCGTCCCCAGGGCGAGAAGGAACGTAGACTTCTCAACGAACCCGTATCCGTTGGAATCGATCGAAGACAGCACTGTGCCGACTGAATTCGCAAACTGGCAGATGTCGCCCGATCCCGATCCCAGGATCTTGGGGGTGGTGACCGGCAGGTAATCCGTCCCAGGGGTGGCCGATGTGAAGCCGCTGCCCGTGCCCTTCACCATCCCCGTCAACGTTGTGGTCACTGCCAGCGTGCCTGTGCCGGTAATCGGTCTGCCCGAGACCGAAAAGCCGCTGGGCACGGACATGTCGACCGATGTGACACCCGTGCTGGATGCTGAAACCGTCACGGTGCCGGTGCCGGGCGTGAGGGTGATGTTGGCGCCGGCCACGAGGGTGGGCAACGATTCTACATTATTGACGGCCGTATGGATGTC